TGTCTGTAATACAGGGATGTAGTTGGTAATGGCTTGTGTGGTAGTGGCTGTGTAGGCAGTGGCAGAGGAGCGTTGTTCTAGTTGTGCGCCCCAGATGTAAGCCCCATTGCTCGTGGTAAATGATTCTGCGCGAGCCCCAGTTGCGCTACTGATTAACCCGATTTGAAAATAGATGGCTGCTGATGATGTCAATAGAACAGTGCATCGAAACCAACCGTTTCCAACACTGGTAATGGCTGCTCCGCTAAAGTTTCCACTGACTGTACCAACAACTCCTGCGCCAGAAGTTATATCAAAATTTGCGCGGCCATCTGGAGATGAATTCGTATGAATCTGAATGTAATTCAAACCATTGGCTTTAGCGTACATGCTTAAGGCATAAGTATTTGCCGAAACTAAGGCTGGTATATTCTGGGAAATAAGATGAAAATTAGCTGTTCCATCACCGACCATTGACTCTGCTGTAGACGTTCCATCAGGAGCCGTAGTTGCATTCGCAGTAACTGTAACTTGGGATTTGCTCCAAGCAGCATTATCAAACTCTTGCGAATACGTCAGCAGATTCTGCTCTGCAACCGCCGTGGTCACACCATCGTAGTAGGTAGCTGTCGTCGTGCGGGTGAAGGTAATGCGGGGGTCTAATCGCTTTACGTTGGCAAAGTCAAGCAGGAGAGAGGGGTTGATGCTTGGGTATAGGGATGCAATGCTCATGGCTGTACTCTCGCTGCTTGATAGGCTGCAACAACTTCAGGGGTATGCGTTGCTTGGCAGATAGCCTGCACTCGTTGTGATTCGTTGCTGTAATCCTGCCCTGGCTCAATAACGTGACGATGAAAACTCTGGCTGAGTATCTTCCCGTCCTCAATAATTCTTGTGGCTACACGCACTTGAACGTGTCCACTTTCTACGACCTCTACACGGTCAACAATACTAACTTTTTCTAGTGCCACGATTTATCTCCTTTGGCTAGGACTGTCCACCCACATCGGCTGATGGGGGTAATTAAACAAAATAAGTTGTCGTAAATATCAATTCGTTTTTATCAGCAGTAGCTCCAGTCGTCATATCAGAAAACGCAACTACTGTGTCTGCGCTACCTAAAGTTGCCCTTGTACATAAGAACATATAAGATTGAGCGGTTCCTACTCGTCCATACAACGGAGTATTACTGGCCCAGCCAGCGCCGTATCCAATTGATACCGCACTCCATCCATTATCACCGCTGGCGGATTGAAACGGTAGGCCGGATATAATTAAATCACCAGTAGCCCCTGTGATATTTACATTGTCTGTTCTAATCCATGCCCTTACTGTTACTTGGCGACCAATTTTTGTATAAGTGGCTGAACGAATATCCATCGTCATGGTAGTAAACCCTGTCCCAGTTGCAGCGTAAGTTGGTGTCCAAGTCCCCTCCTCATAATCACTCAGCAACTCACTAGTCATCGTCCCTGAGCTATTAGCCGTAGCACTGAAATCAATACCAGCACCGGCAGTGGATAGGATAATGTTTCCACTTGCTGTTAATGAGCCAACCGTTACCGCTGTGCTGTCTTGATAAGCAAGATCACCCAGATACTGATTCAGAGGTATTTCGTTAGGGGCAGTTCCAATGTCGGCTTGGGAAACAACTGGGTAGCCGTTTTCAGTGAAGGCGGTTGAAGAGACGCTGCTCAGGCCAGTAAGTGAGTCAACCCACTGCGGAGCCGAGCCGCTTGAAGTCATCACACGGTTTGCAGCACCAATCGTCAACTTGGTCAGCGTCGTACCTGTGCTGTAGTAGACCATATCCCCAGCAGTGTAGAGGGACAGGCCCGTGCCACCACTACCGGTAGCGATGGCTGTGTTGAACGTCTGTGCACCCGTAAAGGTTTGTGCTGCGTCGATTCTTGCTGCTGTGAAATTTGCATCAGGTAGCGTAATTGTCCGCGCTGCCGTTGGCCCAGAAAACGTTAAGGTCTGCGTAGCAACAGGGATTGTTGTGCTTGCTGCTGGGAAAGTATAGGTGTAATCAGAGGCACTTGAATTAGCTGAAGCAAATGACGAAACCCCAGTGCTAGATCCTTGAAGCTTTAAATTTGTCGTACTAAACGTAATGGCAGTGCCGTTTGTCGTAGCTCCTGAAACTCCACCAAACACGCCATTGTTGTTGTATTGAACTTGTGTATTTGTCCCACCAGCCGCACCGCCAACCTTGACGAAATCAGAACCGTTCCAAGCGCAGACTGCTCTTTCGCCAGCGACAATGGTTACCCCTGTTGTATAAGTTGGTGTTGCTGAATTGGTTGCACGAAGAACAATGTTTTGGCTACCCGTTGTTTCGTTAACAACGATGTAGATCTTGCTGTAGTTGGTAAGCGTACCGCCGCTAATGGCCCATGCTGGTGCGTTGATATTCCGAGTGGCTGTTCTAGCCCCTGTGCACCTTAATACAGCATATTGCGCTGTGGTCCCGCCAATATTCGTTGCCGATGAATCTCCCTCGGTAGACGATAGCGTTGTGTCAGAGTCTGCGCTTAATACCAGCGACCCCGCAATTGCAATATCAAGATATTGCGTCAAACCATTGTTGGTCGTATCGCCCCAAGTACCCGACTCCGTACCCGTGACCGGGAGCGGAAGATCTAAAAGGGTTGTGCGGTTAACAGTCATGATTCACCTCAAGTCGAAATCGTCGTCCAATTGGCTGATTGCCCATCATTAATTTGTGTCCAGCCAGCAGACTGTGTGTCATTGATATTCTGCCAGTTAGCAGTCTGAGAGTCATCAATTGGTTCCCATAGAAGTCTTCTTTCCACAAGATCAAGGATTGTTGAAGCTTCTGAAACCAGTGCCGATACCGTGAAATTTGCCGATAACGATTCAGCAAGGGTTGCTGTTTCACTAACCGATGCACCGTATTTAGGACTTGCATCAATAAGGTCTGTGCCGGTTGCAAGCTCATCCAGCGTGGTGTAGACGGTAAGTGATCCTGAGATCGTATCTGCGCCTGTGGCTGTTTCACTAACGGCTGCGCCGATGCCAATCCCCGCGACAATTGTGTCAGCCCCTGTGGAGGTTTCGCTAACTGAAACATTGTACTGAGGGGTTGAACTAACGGTGTCTGCCCCTGTCGAAGTCTCACTGACTGATACTGCGTACTGAGGGGTTGAACTGATACTGTCTGTGCCTGTGCCTGATTCAACGATAACTGAACCAAAGGTTGCAGAGGCACTGATACTGTCTGATCCAGTGCTAAGTTCGCTAAGGGAAGATGAGAACTGCGCTCCCGCAGATATGCTGTCTGAGGCTGTGGCTGATTCAGAAACGCTAGACCCATAGAACAAATCCGACGCAATGACATCACTTGCCACTGCACCGTTGTAATAATAAGGCCCACCCCAAGCTGATTCACCCCATCCACCTCCACCGTATCCTTCTTCACCAACAACTCGGTAGTAGACGGATTGGCCCCAGCCAGCCTGACCCCATGTGCCAGAACCGTACCCGCCTTCTGCCATGATTACGCCGATAGGCTAAACGTATACGTCACTAACAGAATATCGCCAGATACAACCGAACGATCTCCCGGTGAAGCAAAATCTGCTGCTGAAAATAATGTACCTGTTGTTCCACCTTTGGCACTACCGCTTGTTAAAAACGCACCGCCAATCGTCGTTGAGCCATTAATGTCAAACTGAGCTTTGCTTGCAGAATTAGTCACAACCGAAGGATTAGCGTTAGTTGCAGCGGCAAAAGTTGCCGCCACACGCGTTGCGTTACTGTAGGTTGTATCTTCTGTCCAGCCCGCATGAGAGGACATCGTATCTGAGGCTGCTGGGGTATTACTTGCCCCGGCTCCATAAAGACCTACATACCAGCTTGTAATCTGCGCCGTACTGGTCAAAGCAACCCCTGCCATGTACTGAAGCCCAACATTAACCACAAGGTTCTTGGACTCAGCAACCCACTTCAGGTTTTTATCTTTGTCGTAACACTCAACGACATATTTACCAGTGGCGTTTAAACTTTCTTTCACCCCTTTTGCGGTAATTAATGACCCCGCAACTATGTCTTGTGTCTTTGCTTTGATTTCCATCATGCAATCCTCATTATGGCGTTAGTGGCATCATCCACCGGAAAAGTAATAACCAGATTCGCCGCCGTCTTGGTGATGTTGACTCCAAAGTTCAACACACAAACCGACCGGTTACCATTGGTTGTGTTGTAAATCAAAGCCCCGTTGGTCGTTAAGGTGACATTCGTAAACGTCGCATCTTCAAAAGACCAATACGCAGTTGTTCCTTGAAAGGATGGGGTGACGTTGGTGAGGGCAATTCCTCCAGAGGAATAATTGGTTCCACTGACTTCACCCGCCGTTGTGTACGCAGTCGTTGAGGCACCGAGATCCGCATTGGCGGTATACAAGGCCAGTTTAAACACATCGCCTGTCCCCGTTGTAAAGTTATGCAGCCCTTGAGCTAGCTCAACTTTAAAACTGGTCGTCAGTGTTTGGATAATTGCCATCAGACCACCTTATCCCGCACCTGACCAGAACGATAAGCATCCATCCGCTCAAGACCGTCACCAAGTCGTTTAGCTAGTAACAACGCTTCTTTGTACTTGGTTGTTATATTTGCAATCTGGTCAGGCTCTGCTTTCAAAAAGGTTGAAGCCTCTACCAGCGCACCATACAGTAAGACGGAATCAAAGTTGTCACTAAGCCATGTCGTTGTATTATCGTCATCCCCATACGAAATTGATTCCGGGTAATAAAAATAATGCAACTCTACGGTGTACCCAGAGTCAGGCGTTGGCCCAAGAATGAACGTTAGTTCATTAGGTAGGTTAGGGTAATCCGGACCAAAAAGTGCATAACAGTATGGCCTGCCTGTATTCCCAGAGCCTGTCGGGATTGGGAAAGACTCCCTGATGAAGTTCACATCTTTGTTCAACAGGTAATGATACGAACCATCCGTGTCAATCACAGCCATTGAATACGATGCAAGGAAGTCTGAAGGACACTGAAGATAACGATTGTTAGCCGTACAAACACCCGTGACATTCTTACGCAAGCTGGGAAACTGAACGGTATTGAAGATCCGCTGCTCTGCTTGCGTTGTAAACGTCGTCAAGCTATCTGTGGAGAACGTCGTCTCCAGATAGTCTTGAATCTGGGTTTTGAGATCGCCCCAGTTCACGCCATCGGCCCCCGGCTCATCACACCTTTGGTCGCAGCGCCAGTACCACGCATCTTAATACCTGTGGTTTTCACTTGGCTGTTTGGATTGATCGCCACCCCGTGGGTTGGTTGCCAATCCTTGGGCATGTTGTATGGCATCTCTTTGCCGGGATTTGGTGAAGCTACTACCTTAGCCCCGGTCATCGTATGCGGCTCGGCATAAGTGGATGCTGGCCCCACTTCTTTGCCGCCCATCTTCATGGAGTATTTAGCCATTACTTGCCCCTTTGGTTTGCAACCCGTGCAAGATTACGCCCTTCACGGCGCATCATTTCAGAGGTAGGACCGCCCTTCCTCATCTTCTTAACATCAGCATCGGGATGTGCTCCTTTGCCTTTTGCCATGTGCTTTTTGAGTGCTTCCATTGCTTTCATGTCAACTCCTATGAGACGGTGACACTGTTTAAACTTGACTGACCCACCAGATGATTGGGCGTCAGATCGGCATCGTAAGATCGGGAACCACCAACAGGGTTGAAGCCCCATTCAATCACACGGCTTCCTTCAAGCGGGACGCCCGTGTATAACGGGTTAGATCCGACATCGTTGTTGGTCTGCATCCCGTTGTATCCTGACTGGTAGTATGAGTTGGAATCGGGACGTGGATTCCGAACAGCTTGCGGGTCATTAACCGGATACATACCCAATTGCAACTGAGGTTGATCAGGTTCCCAGCAAGTAGGACACACCAGTATATTGACATTTTTTGTCTTAATTGTCAGCGGTTTTAGCTGCTTTAGTTTGTAGCGAAACCCGCACCTGTCACATTGCGATATCGCATACTTACCACTGGCAAACTGATTAGGCATTACCGCCAGTTCCTAAGAAGCTTTGGCGTGGCACAAAACGGATAGGAGCTTTCTCCCGATCCTCGTCAGCAGCAAATTGCCATGCCTCATCATACTGAGCTTTCAACATGGGCATACGTTCCATTGCTTGGGGGATCTTCATGGATAGTTTATAGGCTAATCCCGCAATCAATGCCTCTTGGAAACGGAAAGGAATGTCTTCAACATTTACCCCGTTGCCAGCATCTTGAAGTCTTCGTAAACGCCAGTAGATCAGGTAATAGTAAGGTGAGGTCACCGATCCCTGATCGGGGGCAGGCCATACCGTCACATTTGGGAACTTCGTATTCGTGACCGTATCGCCCGACGTATGAGACGCAGCCGTCGTGTTATTTTGGCCGCGCACCACATTGTTAAGCGTTGCATATGCCGAAGTTCCAGTTGCAACATTCTCAGCTTGTGTGGTGGTTCCATAGTAGTACACCGTCTCAGTACCAATGTTTGCATACCCTGCATAAGGAACCTGAGCAAGGCTGGACATTGGAATGGTTGTGACCGTGGAATTAATTGTCGCAGCTAAAGTGCCGGTAAAGGTATAGGTCTGCCCGCCCTGCCGGTCAATGTAGATCTGAATAGGTCTGCCCGTAGCTAATTTATTAGGGATGGTGGAGTAAGTACTGACCGATATCCGGGAGATATTGATGTCTGTCTGGTTTGTTCCAGTGCCGGTGCGAATGATGGCCTCAACCAGATCCACCGTATTGATAGGCAGCGGGTAAGTAATTTGATTAGCCATCAGCATGATGGACCCCTGCTCTAAAGTCCAGAGGTTAATACCACGGTTAGCCCACTCTGAAAGCATCAAGTTTAAACTTCGCCTTGCCGTTCTCAGATCATAGCCCGAGCGAAGCTCTTGGCCGCAACGCTCAAAGGCTTCTTCCACAATCTCATTGAGATTGGGGTTAAAGGTTGTTAGACCGGTTGTGCTCATGTTTAGCCTCTAACTCTCTGAGATCCATCGCTACATCGGCAACACCGTGCCAATCCTGAAGCGCAACCATGACTTGCAGATACTCCATGAGTATTTCTTTCTGCACTTCAAACTTGCTGTAGTCCTTCATTTACCTACTTTCCGAAATGGGGCCACCTTTTTGGCAATACTTTTTGGCTGTGAAACAAACTGAAGCCCTTTTGACTTTCCCGCTCTTTTTGCTCGGGTGGTTGCTGCATACTCTGCTGGTGAAAGAGATTTAATCGCCGCCTCTGGGAGATAGCGCTCCCCAGTATCAGATGACCTCTTGCCACTTTTAGTCCTCCACTTTTGTTGAGTCCAAGCTTTCAGAGATTGCTGCGGGGCTTTCATACCATCCGACCTTTGGTCTTCCCGCGCTGCGCTATGCCATCCGCACGGGCAGATGCTGATTTTACCTTCCCGCCTTGTTTAAACCTTCTGGTGTATCCGATGCCTAGCATCGGGGTGGACAAAGCAAACTTTTGTCCTTTACGCTTTTGCGCTTCAATATCTGCGTAAGCTTCAAGCTCGGATTCTTTGTCTAGTGGCAACTTATAGCTAACCCTGCCGGTAGCTCCCGCGCCTTCTTTGCCAAGATCAAGACTGGTTAACTGCGCGAATAAGCGCTTCTTTTCCTCATCTGTTTGATATGGGTCAGTCACGATAACCTCCACCTTTTTCCTTGTACCGCTTTGCCAATAGCTGTGCCTTTCTGGCCGACCATTGCCCTGCTGCTGTACCTTGCACCGCAGCATTTTTAATTTGATTGAACAAACGCTTACGCATAGAAGGTTTTGTATAGTTACCAGCAGCGTTAACCGATCCACCTTCTTTGAACTGCTCAAAGTCGGTATCGTCCCGGCGTTTCTTAATCTTTGCCTTGGGCATCTTAGATGGGTTGATTGCACCCATACCTCGGGATGGCATCATTGCGTTGCTCCTGACATGATTCCTACATCTGCCATAGGGCCAGTGGCCCGAGTGTACTCCGGCGGCGGCAAATTGAATATCCCATATAACTCTGGTGGGGGTACGTCCGGCTGACCATAATCAACTGACTTTTCAACATCTGAAGGCGGCACAATCGGAAGGAATCCAAAAGGTGGCGGTGTAGGCGTAGGTGTTGGCCGTGGTGTTGGGGTTGGAGTTGGAGTCGGGGTTGGAGTTGGGGTTGGGGTTGGGGTAACGCCAATAATTTCGTTCAGAATTGTTTTCTCACCGTCGGTGAATGTGAAATCCGGAACGGTAGGAGTTACTGTAGTGTCTGGCGTTGTGGTGTCTGGTGTAATCGTTGGCACGGTTTCAGGCGGCAACTCGGGAGGCACTACGTTTGTTCTTACCTCTAAATTAACCCCGCTGGTTGGGGTTACTGGCGTAACCGTATTTGTCGTTGGATCGTAAGTGACCTTAGATCCGACATTAACATTTGTGTTAAGCGTAGATGCAAAATTAATATTGTTGTTTGTATCTAAAACTACGGCGATCTTTGTATTTGGATCAACCGATATCACTGTGCCTGTATTAGTTTGGGTCGCTACGCCCGTTTGGGGCGTAGTGTCTGTTTTGGTAACTCCTGTTGCAGTACCAGCAGTAACTGCCGTATCAGTGGCTCCTGTTATAGCAACATTACTTTTAGCTGCTTCTGCCTGAGCTTTGGCGGCAGCTTCCGCAGCCGCTTTTGCTGCTATCTGAGCGTCTAAGGCCGTTTGAGCGGCCATCATGATTTCACCTAATTGCCCCGGGGCAAGATTTAGATTGGCAGCAATCGTTGGAATATCAGAGACATTTTGAATTGCGCCACTATTAATGGCTAACACGGCTGCTTTTATCAGATCCTGTGTTGCATAAGTGGCTGGTTT